GCACTCCATTCAATGATATCATTTTCTTCTGCAACAAAATCACTGTCATCATCATTTTTCCAAGCATCAGGACCGTCTTCGTTGTCCGCTGATCCAATGGACTCAATAATTAAATAACGAACACCTTCTGTAGGTGTGGCTAATCCGTGGCCTCTTGGTCCTTTGGTTTGAGGATTTATGATAGCATCAAATGTTCCGTGGCTGATAGATCTAACACTGGTATAATCTCCATAAGTATCGATCATGGTGTTAGTGGGGTATGTGTCACTATCCCAGTTAATAGAAACTAAAGTTTCATCCAGCGGATTGATAACAAAAGTACCAAATACCTCGTGACCATTTTCTTGTATCAGTCTAATACTGCTATAGTCTGCAATATACTTGCCAGGATATTGATCTATCAATGTGCGCCAGTTAATTCCAGGACCTATTTTATTGGGAATACCATACGGATCATCAATGACCACTGGTTCATGTGGCCCTAACAATCTTGCAGCACCAGCGTAGACCATTAGACCATAACCACTGATAGTAGTTCGTACTCTGGTCAATATACTACCTCCAGGTGGACCGTAGTCTGTTAGAGCAGGATCAATACCCAGTCCTTCAATATAAGTTTCAGGATCATTAATTCCACCGTCTAGTACACTGGTAATAATTTTTGTAATAATACCCAACTGACGTACCTTAACTGGAGGACTTAACCATATAGGTGTTGTTAAGTTAATACTGGCTATGTCAATGGGACTGTCTATTCCCACGGGAATTTGCCTTGAACTAAAAACTATTTCTTCTAAATTTAGTACACTTAAACTGGTCCAATCAATATAGTTGTCAGTGGTCTGTATTTCAACACTGGGGTTGAACAGGGTTAAGATCTGTTCCATTATCTGTAACTTTTGATCTGTGCTGGTCGTCCATATTTCTACTTTGACTGATAACTTGTAGGGAGTAGGCATAATACGCTCAACTGTATAGTTTGCGCCCTGTTCTCCTGTATAAACATCGTCTACAATGTCACGCTCTCTAATGTGTAGCTTGCCCACAAAGGTACTGTCGCCCAGTCTATCACGTTCTAGTGCAAGTCCGCTGATACTCACAGCAATACGTGGCGCACTATTGATTTTATTTTCTGAATTGTCTTTGATAATGTTTGCCACTTGACGATCACTATCACCATACATCACAGGTACACGTACTAGCGTACCATCTCCATACTTAACATAAAAGTTACTGAAGAATCTTGTGATTTGTAGGATATATCGACGGATTTGTCCGTCATAAAAATGCATCATTATACGTCTGCCTCTGGTTTATATTTGATTGCTTTGCTAAGTGCCTGACGTTCTGGTACTGAACTGGCAAACAATTTCCACTGAATTTGATCTCCATCTGCCGCAGTCTTGCTTAGAGTAATTAGAGTATTACCGCCTGTGCCCGACGATGCAGTGGCATTAATCTTAGTATCATTAATGTAGGCTGTGGCAATTACGCCGTCTGCATAGGCAACGTTAGTTTGAATAGTTGAAGTATCTCCAACTGCGGTAATATAGTCTCGACCAATTTGATTTTTACCAGTAATATTTGTATTATTGATAAAACTGGTTTTCTGAGTTTGACGTTGATCATTATTGGTCATTGTCATACGCAGATTATCCTCTACTTTGACCCAAGTAGTGCCGTTGAAGCGGAACAGTCTGTTAGGCATAAAATCAGTGCGTAGGAAGAAGTCGTCCTTGGTTGCGCCTGCTGGAAATTGTATACCATGGCCAAAAGGATTTAGCAGACTTTTTTGACCGTTGGGCGGATTACCATCACTGACTAGGTAGCCAGTATATCCCTTACGCAGTGCATGACCTGCTACTTCACTGGCATCATCTGTGGTGTCACTAGCATCAAGATCAGTATCGTCTGTAGTTTTAAGTATCGAATTACCCTGTTCATCAGCAGCTAATGTATAGTATTGTCTTGTTTCATAACCACTGAGCGGTGCATCGGCCTCCGCCTGTGCAATCATAGCATCATTAATTTGATATTCTTTATTTCGTGTACTAAGAAGATCACGCAGAGTAGTATCACTTTCTGTACCATCTGCATTAGTGGCTTTCTGATTAAGTATGTCAGCAAACTGTTGTGCATCAACAATCTTTTTAAGTTTTAATCTGTATAAGTGCGGCCACCATGTCATGCTAAAACCTTCGCTGGCACGGCCTACATCCTCTATTACATAATATCTAGGCAAACCAACAGAATAATCATTAAGTGCAAATTCATCTCTTAGATGCGGAAATTCTAGTACATCTCCACTTATAGGCTTACGACCCACTAATTTTATCCAGTCGTTGATATGCACAGTTAGATAGATAGTATCATTATCTATGAACAAGCCAAATTGACTTAGATTAAAATCAATATTTTGTACATTGTAAATACCTCGCAGCCTATAAATTTCTGGCTCGTATTTACGATCTCTATTCTCTAAAAACAGTAGATCTTGTATGTTTGAGGGCGATAACACATCATAGTGAGGTTCTGCTGCTGTAGCATTAGCTTCATCTGTGTTAACGCCCAGGTATTTGTGCAGATACAGTTCAGTGCCGCCAATTTGAAACATTTCAGAAATTTGTCGGTCGATGAACTTGTAGTCATTACCCTTTTCGGGTTTGAATAGGCTTAAGCGTGGCATAGTAGTATATTTATCGGTAAATAACTATTGTAAGAGAGGAATTTCAATGGATACGCCTACAGCAAACAAAGCAGTGCAAGAAGTATATGATTATGTGAAAACCATGCTGGGCGATGGCATGGTTGAAGTTGAACTTGACCCTATTCACTATGAAACAGCACTAAAACGTAGCCTATCAAGATTTCGCCAACGTAGCAGTGCCAGTGTAGAAGAAGCCTATTATTTTTTAGAGCTAATAAAAGACCAAAACGAATACAGATTACCTGACGAAATTATCAACGTACAGAGTCTATATCGCAGAACTATCGGTAGTCGCAGTGGTGGTGGAAACGGTGGCACACTATTTGAACCATTTAACTTGGCCTATACAAACACCTATTTGTTAAACAGCACCATGCTGGGCGGCATAGCTACCTACGATATGTTTGCACAGTACCAAGAAATGGTAGGGCGTATGTTCGGTGCTTACATAGAATTCCAATGGATACAGCACAGCCATACTCTACGCATCCTACAACGCCCGTTCGCAGAAGGCGAAATGATCATGATTCGTGGCCAAAATTACAAGCCAGATTGGGTAATTATAGGAGATCTATATGCAGGACAGTGGGTCAAAGACTACACTTTGGCTATCTGTAAAGGCATACTAGGAGAAGCTAGGGGTAAGTTTGGTCAAATCGCTGGACCAGGTGGCGCCGGTGGTCTTAATGGTACAGACCTTAAAGCAGCTAGCAAAGAAGAAATAGCCGCACTAGACAAAGAACTCGAAATGTATATCCCTGGACACAGTGGAACATACACTTTTGTAATTGGCTAAAGAAAATATTGACCTCGTAATCTTTTTGTTATATACTACACTATCAGAGGTGTTTTATGATCATAGGTGTATGTGGTTTCATTGGCTCGGGTAAAGATACAGTAGCAGACTATCTAACAAATTTCCATGGATTTAGACGTGAGAGTTTTGCTAACACTCTCAAAGACGCAGTTGCACAAGTTTTTGGATGGGATAGAACTCTACTAGAAGGGCGCACTAAACAAGCACGTGAGTGGCGTGAACAAGTAGATCCTTGGTGGGCAGAACGTTTGAATATGCCTAATCTTACTCCCCGTTTAATGCTACAATTATGGGGCACAGAAGTCTGCCGCAAAGGATTCCATGACGATATATGGATTGCTGCATTAGAAAATAAACTGCGTACCAGTACTGATGATATCGTTATCAGTGACTGTCGTTTTCCTAATGAAATTAAAAGCATAAAAAATGCAGGCGGTATTGTAGTGCGTGTTGTTCGTGGTCCTGAGCCCGAATGGTATGATGCTGCTGTAAGTGTTAACGCTGGACCTAATGGCAATGCTTCATGGAGTATTAGCAAAAGTCGTCTAGAAAAATTAGGAATCCATGCCAGCGAAACCAGCTGGGTAGGCACACAATTTGACACTGTGCTAGATAATAACGGTTCGCTAGACGACCTGTATGTACAGATTAGAGATCTGGCACCAAATCTCCCTGTCGCCAACGAATCCCCTCTTTATGAAGCACTCGCTGGCAATTGGCGCACACCGTCTTAAGATTGCTAGGCCGACAGTTGTCTAGATTGCCGTCGATGTGAAAAACATTAAATTGTTCTTTATACTTTGACTTAAATCCACACTTTTCGCAAGTATCTTTTTGTCGGTAGCCGCTGATATACCATTTAGGTAATCCTACCTCAAGACCTCTAGCACAATGATCACACTTTGATCTGTAGTAGGGTTTTTTCCCTTTATAATAATTAATAGCCACTGGTCTTTGGCCACATTCTTTGCATAGACTTCTCATACCTGCCCTTTTCTTGCCCTTTTCTATATGTATTTAACCTTGG